GGGTTTTTAAGACCGTGAGTAGTTATTCATCAGGCGTCGGATCGTCCAGCAGAAAAGGATCTCCCACCACATGGATGGAAATGTCAAACTCCTTGTAAATCAGGCCTTCCTGGGAGGGCATGCGGCAGAGCATCTCCGATTCCCAGGTTTCCCGGGAGACCTTGCGTTTGGCAGAGATGGCGTCTTCCACCGGGTAGAAGCCGTCAGCGTTCCGGGCCTGGCCTTCGCAATCCTCCCAAAGTTCGCAACCTTCGCAGTCCCGGCCGACACACTTCTCCATAACGTCGAAGACACACCATTTATAAATTCGGTAGCCGCTCTGCGCCGCCTCGCTGATCACCTTATTCATAAGCCCATAGGCTTTGTGCATGGTGGAGTAGATTTGCACCGAGGCCCGGATACCCATAGCAGACTTGGGAATAAGAAGGGCGGCCTCGTAAATCCGGTCCTCGAACTCGTCGATTTCGTCCAGCCGGAGCTTTTGGGGGTGCGGCCCCCGGACACTCTTGGTGGAGGCGGTAAGTATCTGGATGTTGGAGCCGTTCACCAGATGAGTCCGGGTGCGCAGGGCTTCACCATCCACCAGGTGTTGGAAAGGCGGGGTGAGTAGGCTCAAGATATGTTCATACATCCTCAGGGATTGCTCGCCGGAGCCTCCCAAAATCTTGGTCTCGCAGTGGCTCTTGAACAGGGAGTCCAACCAGGTCACCAAGGCGCCGTTAAAGGTTTTGCCGCCGCCGCGGTTGGCCCAACATACCGAGTCCTGAACCTTTTCGAAAAAACTGTCGATGATGTAGTCGGCCGGCGGAGTGTGCTGGGGACAGACTTTAGCCCTGGGAATGTGCACTCCCCAAAAGACCTCGATGAAGGTGAGAAGCTCTTCCGGGCTGTCAAAGCCTTCAACTCGGTGATATTCCACCCATTGAGCGATTTCCCGAGTGGTCATAGGGTTGGCAGGGGCTACCATCATACCTCTCTTCATAATCGGTGGGGCCAGGGTGGCAGCGATGTGGGGGATGACATGACCCTGGCCCCGGTTTCTTTGAGTAATTGGGGAACCGACATTATTGTTAAAAATCGGCTCCTTACAGGCCCAGAATGGGCACGCCTTTGGCCCGGGCCTCCAGCAGCAGAGCCGCGTACCGTTGCCGAAATTCTTTGTCGGTGAACGGATTCTGCTCGATCACGATCCGCTGCGGCGCCGCGGTCAAAAGCCCGGTGCTTTGGAGCAAGCCGGTCAGCTTGGCGCTGATTTCACCGGCCAGGCGCAGGAAACCGAGTTTGACGCCCTCCTGCTTGGCCATGGCGTAATCGTGCATGCTCTTCCGGCGAAGCTCCTCCAGGAAACCGATCTCCCGGCCCAAAAACGTGTCGGAATCGAAGTCCTTTACCAGCGCGCGGTAAAGGGCCTTGGCATCCCGCAGGTCTTTATAAATCTGCTTCCGGGAGACGCCAAAATAAGTGGCCAGGTCCTTGACTCTCATACCGCCAAGATGCAGGTCCTGCACCTGCCAAATCCGGGTCTGCCTCTTAGGGCTGATGACGGGCAGGGGTTCATTTCCCACCTGCTCGCCGGTCTTCAAGGAAACCACCTTGTTGCCATGATCCATGGTAACACTCCTTTCTGTGTCTAGTTTTCCCTGAGCCTTGCCGTGTCTGGCCCCGGGGCCGTTTATGAGGGCCGGTCCCCCTCCCCTGAGGGAACCTCCCGAGTTCACAAAAGTTGGTTTGCTGGCTGGCTTCATTGGGTCGCAGGATCGCCGAAGCCTTCGAGGTCCTCGGTTTATGTTTGACTAGTCAAACTTTTTAAGTCCGACAAGATTTTCTCCTTAAAGGATGCCAACCGCTTTTGTTCCATTTGTTCCACTTCCACTTGCTCCTGAAAAAGGTTCATGTCGAAATGACTCTCGATGGCCTCGACTGCCAGTTCCCGGAGGACCTTGGGGTGTAGGGCATCGAGTTCCACCGCGAGGTCGCCAAACCGCTGCACATATTTCCGGTAGCGCTTGTCCGTAATTTTTACCGCCTTGGGGTCATGAGGCAGTTCGTAGTCCATTATCTGGTCGGGGGTCAGGGCGACCCGATGGTATTCCACTCCCCACAGGTCCATTTCGTCTTCCAGTGTCTGCTTGATGGCCTCAAGCATCTGATGCCCTGACGGGTCCATATCGCCAAAGTAGAGAATGACCGGAATCTGCCCGCGATGCTGAGCGGCCCTGGCACGACGACGGAACCCGTCCAAAAAAGTGACACTCTGGTAGCCCACGCAAGTCACCGACCGGATGCAATATGGGTAAGCCACCCTTTCAAACACTTGGGACAGCGCATCCTTCTCGGTCCAGATTTCCACATAACATTTCTGGTCCTGGACATAGCAGCGCTCATATCCTTCCAGAAAGTCGTCGATGTGGGCGTCCATGAATTCATTATGGTCTACCCATCCCCGCTTCTCGCTCACCCGGCGCACCCGGTCTTCCAAAACCTCCCACGGCAGCCAATCATCCAGGCGCATATGTTTAAGGAGGTTGGATAAGTCGTTGTACTTTGATCGGGTATTTTCGAGGTGCCCGGCAGCCACCAGGCGGTAATAGATTTGGCGGAGGGTGAGAGGCCAGTAGTCTTTCAGTTCCCTGACCACCTTCATGACCCGATCCCCCTGCTGGACCCGGTGATCTGTCCAGGACCATTTCCGCCGTTTGGTTTTTGTGAGGTTCATTATCTTTTCCCATCGTTGTTAGCCCTGTTAGCACTCCGCAAGCCAGGGAAAAAGTCAACAAGCAGATGCCAATCGCATCTCGCGCACAAATCCCTCCCCTCGGGGTCAGGGATGAATATCATCCCTCCGCATCTCGGGCAATAGCACCGCAGAAAGGACAACACCTCGTCCCTGTTCTCCTTAACCATTTGTAGAAGAGGCCGCACCTGGCCGGGATCTGGTTGGCCCTGGCCTGCAAACCGCCAGCGCAGCTGCTCCCCGGTCACTTCAAAGCGATAGCCCAAAGCCGTCAGCTTCATCACCGCTTCTCCGGGTTTCATATCTCACCCTCCAGGAGGTCGTTCGCCACCGAAATAGAATGGTTAGGAAATTTGGCGTCCGAAGCGTCCTGAGCGTCCATCTCCCGAGTTTTGCTCTCTTTTTCCCTGGACGCTTCTTTTTGCGAAGCGTCCGGGTGGACGATGGAAGCGTCCAAGTTTGTCGAAGCGTCCACGGAAGCGTCCGGCGGATTTTCAGATTCTTGCTTGTTTTGGGCGCTGTGGACGCTCTGGACGCTTTTTTCACTACCCAATCTATCGATCAAAATTTTCCGGTTCCCAGATTTGGAGATTTCAATCTCAATCCCGGCTGCTCTAAGGAAGGTGGCCGCCCTTTTCAGCCGATTAGTCAGCACATGGGGTGCCTTGGGCCAGGTCTTCATCTTGGCGGTACGTTCTGGCACCAAGCCTACGAGAGCATCCAGCAGTTCGGTGGGAGTGCCTTCCCAGTGCTCCTGTTCAGCCATCAGGTTCTGCACCGCCGATGCCACCGGGTCTGCGGCCAGGGAGCGTTCCACCACTTCGCTGATATTTCCCCGGTAGGTCGGCAGGAAGCTGCCGGGCTCAATACCCAGGGCCGGTTCCGCGGCGACCGCCCAAGTGGCAAAGTCAGCCATGGCGGGATGCGATGGCAGGTGCACCTCGGAGTGGTTCGCCAGTGCCGTGGCCACCGCATCATAGAGGGCCCCCAGGATGCTCGCCTTGACTTCTTCAAACATGGTCCACAGGGAGGCCTCCGGGCGCCGCTTGGCCTCAGAAATTGCCGGCAGTTCGAGGATGATCGCCCGCCTGGCCAGGTCTTGCCGATGCACCAGTCCCCCTATGCCGTTTAACAAGAGGGGCCGCATGGAATTGAACAGGGTCTCGTCGCTGTTCGTATACAGGGTGCGGGTCGCCAGGCCGCCGCCGGTGGAGAGGCGGCAAAAACCATCGCTCAACCACTCCGGGACCACGGACACGTTGTCGAATGCCGGGAGCCAACAATTCTGGGCGGCTATGGCCAGATCCCGCTCTTCCCTGGGGAGGGAACGCAGCGGTGAGGTGCTGGGGTCAATAAGCGCCCGCAGCATCCGGCACAAGGTTGACTTGCTGCTCCCCTGCTCGCCCTGGGTCACCAGGATGGGATATGGTCCTGGAGAGAAACAAGCCGTCAGCCAGGAAGCTATCAGTGGCCAATCTTCGGAGCGAATGTTAAAGAACGGGCGAAGGGCTTCGAGCTTCCCACCGCGTGCGGACGCAGGGAGGGGAGCAAGGCCGGCGGGTCGACGGAATTTCACCAGCGGGTCAGCCACGACTTGCCATCCTTGTGCGGTGATCTCCACTGCTTCCCAGGTGGGAGTGCCCAGGTCAACAAAGACCGCCTCCGGGGTGTGAGCCACCCGGACATGCACCGGCAATTCGGGGCCATCGAACAGGGCGCGTGATTCCAGGACTCCCAGGGCATCCTGCAATGCCTGGGCGTTAGGGGCCTTGTTTTTAAAAGTCTTGTAGAATTTTCCCCGCAGCCAGAGGCGAAATCCCTTGGACCCCACCGGCCACGTCTCCCGGTGGCCATCGACCGGCGCCGTTACATAAGCGGTCTTGTCGGGGGTATGAAAAAACTCCGCGTCTGCGGCTAAGGCAATAAGGAGCTCGGATTGGGCGGGTTTGCCATTTTTTTCGGAAGTTATGGGTTGCTCTTGGTCTGCCGGTGCCGTCCATTCCGGTGTGGTCTCGGCCAGAGCCAGCAGTTCTTCTTTGGTTCCACCGCGCTTGAGCCAGTCGCAGACATCACCTTTTTCGGGCAGGTCCGGGAGTTCCACCACCTTGACGCTCGCCGCGATGTCGTGAAGGTGCCGGGCCACGTCCTCGGCGTGCTTACGACCCGGGCCGTCGTTGTCGGGAATGATGATGACCTGCTTATCA